TAAAACTGACTGGGAGTCCGCTGCTGTTAATGCCTCAGATATAGCGTTAGCAAAGGTTTGAGCTACGGATTCAGAATCTGCTACCGATAATGTTTCGGATATGGCGTTGACAAAAGTTTGGGCTACCGACTGTGAATCTGCTGAATTTAAGGCTTCGGATATAACGCTGGCAAAAGCCGCTGCTACGCTTGCACTATTTGCGGGCGCTAATTTTTCTAGGATGGCTGATGCAAAAGATGCTGTAACAGAAGAAGACTCCGCCATACTGATGGCTTCTGATATAGCAGATGTAAATGTAGCGATTACCGATTCTGAATCGGTTTCTGTCAAAATAGTTTCAGAAATCGCACGAATAAAAGATGCAATTACAGCACTAGAATCGCCAGAAGTTAAAACCTCAGTAATGGTATTTGCAAAAATCTGGGATACAGATGAAGATTCTGCAAGCGTAGTACTTTCAGAAATAGCAGCGCTTGACTGTACACTACCCTGTACAACAAAAGCATTAGAAGATATTGGTTGCTTACCAAACACCGTTATCCAATAATTAAGTTAGAACCAGAACGGATAGTCAATGTTCCGCTGGTTGTTTTTGTTGCATTAATGGTAAATGTTCCTGCTGTACCCGTAACAATAACACCAGTAATAAGCATACTCATTTCTGTTGTGGCGGTTGTCCATACAGCAGTACCGGCAGTATTAACGGCAGTTTGTCTGTTAGTTGCCACCCAAGTTGTTCCAGTTGCTTGACCTTGTTGCATAATATCAATAGAGGTTGTTGTACCTGTGTACGCAATTTGGAACGTACCACCAGCGGTAGAACTGGATTGGCCATAAATCATGGCTGTAAACTTATAAGTACCAACACCCAATGCTGCTGTTAAACCAGTTGAGGTTAAAGATGTAGTAATTGACGCACCAGCACCAGAATATGAGGTGGTGGAGTTTGACCAAGTTGGTACTGCTGCAGAACCTTGTGATGTTAAAGTTTGACCAGCGGTTCCAAAAGAACCGTTTAACGCCAACGCACCACTTGTGTTAATGGTCATCGCATCAGTAGCACCAGTATTAATTACAAACCTAATACTATTTGAAGTGGTTGTGCCAAGAACTAAATCACCAGAAGTGGATGTTAAAAATACGGCGTTTGCTGCGTTTAATGAACCTGTTCCAGTAAATCCGGAACTATTAATACCAAAGTCACCATAAAACGTAGTAGCCGTGGTGTTGTTGTTACCTACAATAAAGTCGGTTGATGCAACAGCGCCAGCATTTAAATTGTGCAAAATAATCTGTGCATAGTTATTTTGGTTGGCAGTATAGGATGCAAATATGTTTACATCGGAATATGGAAGTGTTCCGTAGCTAAATGCGCCAGCATTTAATGAACTTGTAATTGTTCCGTTAGCGATATAGAACGGTGCAGTAACTGTACCCGCTACTGTTATATTTCCAGAGGCATCTTGATATACTGATTTTGTTGATGGGTAATCTACAAATACCGTTACCGTACCAGTAAAAGTTGCAGCCGTTGTTCCGCCTGCGCTTGAGGAAAGAATAGTAGTGCGGTTTAAAAGGTTACCTGTAGTGGCATAGGTTCCGATACCTACTTCCCAGTTTGTACCATCAGATGCTCCATAGTAAGTTGTATTGGTATTACCAACTGCCGAGCTAAATGTTCTATATCCAGTAGATGCTCCAGCCAAACTAAAGCTAACAGTTGTATTTGCTGTTGCGGTTTCTTGTACTCGGTCTGCTAGTGTCAGTGCCATAATGTTTCCTAACTTTGATTATCGTTTATTGGAATTTAGTCAAATCAGTCTATACCACGATTAGCCTTGGGAATTATTAATTGGTGACCAAACAATAGTATCTGAATCATCTATTTGCGTCCAAGTACTAGCTAATGTGTTATTAACAGGGTTCCAAATTGTATTTTGTGAATCGTTAATTTTAATCCAAGCACCTACTAGCGGTATTTCATTATTTAATATAATTGATTCAATAATTGCATTTTTAAATGTTGCTAATACATTATTAGTATCGTTTGTATTTAAATTTTCTAATATAGAATTAATAAAAGTTGCATTACCAACTAATGAATCTGCAGCAGATAACGTTTCTAAAATAGCTGTCGTAAATGTAGCAATAACCGCTTCACTATCCGCATCAGAACTAATGTTTTCTAAAATAGAACTAACAAAAGCTGTTATTACAGAAATTAAATCTGCTGTTTTTAAGTTCTCTGAAATAGATTTAGCAAAAGTTGCGCTAACTGCATTTAAATCGTTGCTTGTTAATGTTTCTGAGATAGCGCTTAAAAAAGATGCCGTTATTGCCGGTACATCTGCGGGGTTTATATTTTCTAAAATAGCTGATACAAAAGATGTAACTATTGAAGATAAATCTGCTGAGTTTATATTTTCTGATAATAACCCAGCAAAATTACCAGCACCAATTAATAAATCTGTTAATGTTTGGGGTTCTATAATTGAAACTATATATCCTTGGCCACCTGTTTCAGAATCCGCAAATGTAGCGTTTTCGGTAATGGCAACAACATAATTAGAACTGCCTAAAGCAGCAAACGATGATTGGGCAAATGCCACATACCCAAACACAACTAAGCCTCTTTAATCTGAGCTTTTAATGCTTTTACTTCAGCAGACAATTCTTTAACCGCTTCAATTAATAAACCAACCATATTACCGTAAGAAACTGATTTATAGCCATATTCGCCGTCTTCTGTATGGACTACTTCCGGCACAACTCGTTCTACTTCCTGAGCTACTACACCAATTTCACGGATACCATTTCTTAAGTAGGTTACGCCACGCATAGTTTCTACTTTAGTTAATGCGTCAGTAATAGTTTCAATATCTTGTTTTAAACGTTCGTCAGAAGATGATGTAACTGTAACCGCAGTTAATGCGCCAGTAGAGGCATTATAAGAAACTACGTTGGTATTTGAAATAGATGCCGTAGATAATGTACCTGAAGTAGAGGTAGTTCCAATAACATAGTAAGTAGAATTACTAGTGGTACCAGTAATTGTTGCGCCAGCAGAAGCAGCCCACGTAGGAGCAACGCCGGTTCCATTAGATGTTAGAACATATCCACTAGTACCGGGGTTATTACTTGAAACTACTGTGTTTTCTGCTGGTTGTGTAACAAATACGCTAACTGTCCCACTAAATGTAACAGCGCTTCCTGAGTTTGAGGAAGACAAAATGGTAGTGCGGGTTAGGGTTCCGCCAGTAGCATAGGTGCCAATACCAACTTCCCAGTTACCAGAAGTATCGGTGGCTGAGTAATAAGTTGTATTCCCGTTACCAACAACAGAAAATGACTGGAAGCCAGTAACCGAACCTGTAAGACTAAAGCTTACTGTGGTATTGGCTGTTCCAGTCTGCTGTACTCTATCGTATAGCGCCAGAGCCATATTAGGCCCCTATTAGCTAGTCGCTGTAGTGGTATAGGTAATTGCTAAAGAGTCACCATTGGCTACAGTCTTGCTACCACCAGTAAAGTTACCAGCGGAATATAGAACGCCTGCAGTTGTATCTTTAGTAGCGGAAGCAGATGCACCACCGTTAATAAAGCAACCATATACTGTTCCTGAACTAGTCATTGAGAATGTCAATGCGGAAGCTGTTTTAGATACAATATTACTCGGTGAAGCAGAACCGTTGTTGGTAGAAGCAGACCAGCTTGGAGCTTGGCGGTTACCGGTATAAGCTGGTGCGTTAGTTCCACCAACCTCTATCCAACCCGCATGAGAAGACATGGTATCCGATTGCAAATAAGTAGTAGAAGCAGATGAGCTACCAACCAGACCAAGATAATTAGCTCCAGCAGCAGTTCCGCCGCCAGTACCAGTTGCGCCAAAGTAATAGTCAAATAAAGACTGTTTACCAATAGCAGTAACTAAATTGGGGGCAATATCTTCCCACTTTAAATTACCTTCACTATCGTAACATTTAACATTGTAATAACCTTGGATTCCAAATACTTCATCAGAATCAGCGTTACGAATTATTGATGCGCTTGCAACGTCACCAAAGTTTGATTTTTCAATACCCATAATTGCTCCTAATCTGAACTGCTATAGTTAATACTACTTGTGGTAGTCCCAATCGTTAAAATAGCAGACGAATAAGTCGCTGCTGGAAATTGTACAGTAAAACTGCCGTTACATGTCTTATCTGACCCAAAATTTAACACAAAACATGCTGCACCCGTAGTTGCATTGTATACCAACGCTCCCCTAGCAGTAAAGGATGCTGGACTCCATACTGCATCGTTGAATGATACGTAGGTGACGTTATATTGGGTGTTTTGGGTAGGTGGGGTGGAGATGGTTAATACCTGACCGCCAGCCGTGTATCCCGTGCCTACAACCTCATTGGTTGAGGTATAAGCCGTAGTTTGCTGACCTAGATTAGCCAACGCATTGTAGAGGGCAATCTTATAGGTTCCGGTAGTAAAATTTTCATTACCATTAAGCAAATTCTGCTGAAAAATTGTGCAAGAAGTTTGGGTAATCATGAGGCCACATTACCCTTAAGGTTAATGTTGAGTTTTGTTTGGCCGTCACGATAACTATCACCACGATCAAGACCGTCACAGAAGCGTCTAAATTCCACCAAAGCTTCTTGGTATTTTTGCTCATAATTGGTTACTAAATCAGGCTCTTGCTTCATAAACAGCATGGCTTCCCGCATAGCTCCGTAGAATAAAACGGGGTCAAAGTTATCGCCAAGCCAGCTAGTTCCGGTAGCATTAGATACTGTAGCTACAGGTACTGAAAAACCTGATCCAGTATTTCCTAGTGATGAGCAGGAAAGCACATCTCCTACAACATAGAAATTACCACCAAAAGTAATATTACAACTAGTGACAGCTCCACCACTAATGACGATATCAGCTGTAGCATTGGCTCCTGAGCCTCCTGTTAATGAAACATTTTGGTATACACCATTGGTATATAGCGAGCCGCCTGTAATTGTACCTAAAGTAGCAATTTGGCCTTGAACAATAGTGGGTGGGTAATAGTAATAATGCATTTCTATTGGGTAAGACTGGTCTGGTGTAGGCGCTACCATTAAAGTCATTTCATTTATATTGCTATATTGAGACCCAAATAATGCATAATATTTAGGTGTTCCTCCGGGGATTCCCTGATAAGTTGTACCATTATTAAAAGAAAATGGATAGGCTTGGCGCATGAAGTTAACATCTTTGTTAATCAGATAGTTATACATCCCCGTAGTTGGGTCTATAACTGCCACCGAATAATTTGCCAGCCAGTCCAAAGGTAGGGCTACATACTGGTTTCCTGCTGTCATATTGCCTACTACGTTTTTACGCAAAGACGGTACGTTTACTGAGTTATATATACGAAGTTCAGCCTCTTCCACAAAAACGGGAATATTAGCCACGAACAGCTGTTCAGTGTTTTCGGCGTAAGCTTGAATCGAGTTATATAACGTGGTGTAATTCATTATGCCATCGGGCCTCTAGCCATACGACCTTTAGTTGCAGCACCATTACCACGAGTTTCAATACCGTCAGTCTTAGGACCACGAGTATTATTGCTAATTGAAACACGCATAGCAGGCATGCCGCCGGGAGTA